ATTTCATTCTGAAAACTCCTGCTCATTGTAGCCAATAACAGTAAAGAAACTTGTTCCGCGTTCTTTTCTAGCTGTGACAGTAACCGGCATTGTCGGCTTTGCTGCTATAAAAGCCTCCGCTGTTTTTGGCTTTGCTTCATAAACTCCGCAAGCCTGGCACAACTGAACCCAGATAGATTTCGGCATTTTGTGCTTTTCTTCGCAGTCTGCAAATTGCTTATACCATACGCTAAACGTCCGATACTCAGTGGTGAAGTCAATCCTCAGTGTTGTGTTTCCTGCTTGGCTGATCCACTCCTGCATCTTCCATGACAGCACTTTATCGCTGGTTGCACTATATGGGTCTTTCTTCAGCTTGGTAAACTCAATATGCAGCTTTTCATTAGGATCAACCAACTCAGCCTTGCACTTTTCACAATATCGCGCAGTGATATCGTTTTCATGCTCGCACTCTGCGCATGTTTTAACGCTCCACCGGTAACTGCAGCGCTCGTTAACGCCTTTGACTATGCTTGTGCCAAAGCATCGACGGCCAAAATGCGCAGGCATATCGCCATTTTCTGTTTTGATCCTAGCACCAGTCAGATCCACAAAATATCCGTTTTTATCAACGTCGAAGCCGTCAGGGTTTGGCCGACCGCTAAACTCATTGATAAAACTACATGATGGACAATGCGCTTCTAATCCGCCATCACCTTTGGCTGCTTTCCTAGCTGTTATCTTTGGATTAAACAAATCACCATCAGGACAGTGGCGCTCAAGGTTTTTTGCATAATCCAACACTAAGCAATCAGGCTTTTCGCTGTATGCAATGGCTTTCGGATTCCCCGCAGTTGAAGGATCCACAAGTCGCAAACCTCGACCAATAATCTGCTGCAGCAATCGAACAGACTCAGTGGCTCTTAGGATGGCAACAACATCAACATGCGGCGCATCAAAGCCAACCGTTAGCACTGCGACGTTAACCAGGTATTTGAACTGGCGTTTTTTAAAGCGCTCAATGATTAACTCGCGGTCTATCTTTGTAGTTTTGCCATGAATGATTTCGCTGTTATCTTTTGGCAGTGATTCCATAATTTCATAGGCATGCGCAACAGTTGCCGCGAATATAATCACGCCATTTCTGCCGTATGACTTCTGCACGATATCAGCAACGATAAAGCTAGTTAACCGACCCTTTCCTTCAAACACTTGCTCAACTTCTTTCGCGTTGAACTGGCCGCGACTGTTTAACTCCAACTGGTCAGCATCATAACCAGAAACATGGTCAAGATCAGCATGCGGCGGCGTTAAGAATCCTCGCTCGATTAGCTCATGCGCATTCACTCGATACAGCAGCTTTTGATAGAAAGGTTCTATGCACTCTGTTTCGTGCATTGGCTTTCCGTCTTGATCATAAGCATACACATAGCCAGCTCCTAACCGGTAAGGCGTAGCAGTCAACCCCAACACGCGCAGCTTGTTGTTGCGTTGGCGCAATTGGTCAATGATTTTAATAACCGTTGGCGTTATGCCGTCGCCTTCGTCGATAATGACACAGGCAAAGTTATGGCCAAATTTATCGATATCATTGCCAACTGATTGCGGAGTACCAAAAACAACATTGTGCCGCAGGCATTTGCTGATGCTGGCGCAGTAAACTGATGCAGGGTAACCGGTTGACAGGTATTTCTCTCTGTCCTGTTCGACCAGCTCTTTTGATGGGGCTAACACTAGCACTTTCTTTCCTGAATTAACATCAATCCAATTGGCAATCATTGCAATGATAACGCTCTTGCCTGCACCTGTTGCTAGGTCAAGAACTGCCGGATCAATGCACTTTTTCATCCAGTCAATAGCCGCATCAACTGCGGCTTGTTGATAGTCGCGCGGCTTCATTACTTCACCGTCCAGTATGATGATTCTTTGCCTCGGTATGATTCAAGGTCAGCATCTGGCAGCAGGTCTTTCAGCGCTTTGGCATAAGCAATTGAGCCTTGGCGCCTTGCCAATGTAATAGACACATCGCCAATCTTGCCGCCTTTTTCATTCGTTGCTTCAATCAATGCCTGCTTTGCTTCTTCCAGCTCATTCTCAGCAACTTCAAGCGCAGCCTTAGCCATCTTGTACCGTTGCACAAGTTTACCGCCATCAATGTATTTCCAAGCGTTTCCTGGCTTGCGCTCTTCAAGATATTCATCATAAAACGCCTTAAGCGCTGGCAGTGTTGACTCAATAAATTCAACATCAAGATTGACGCGCTCTAGGTTGTCACCGTATGGCGACCATTGGTAAAAGTCGCACCACATTCTACCGGTACAGAAAAGTTGATACTGGATTTGTGCATAATAATGCTTTTGGTCATCAATAGACTTAAAGCCGTCCGCACTATGGCGCATACCATACGGGCACTTAATTTCCAGTAATCCGTCAACGCCAATTAATCCGTCGGGCGATGCGCCAAGCCATTCAAAGTCAGGATGCACAAAGAATCCGCACTCTTCTACTTCATTGTGCTGCATACGGTAGTCCGCCAGTGCATTTTGCTCGTTAAGTGTGCCATGCTCTGTGGCAATGTTTCCGACAAACTCTGACGGTTGACCATGATAGTCGCGCACCATTCTACGCATTACATCTGCAGGCTTTGCAAATGGCGACAAGCCTAATATTGCGCCGATTGCACTGCCGGTTATTCTGTTTGCTCTAGCTGCAAACCAAGCATCAGACCGCTGTTCCATAAAACCTCCAAAGAAAAGGCGCATCCTTGCGCCTTGTTATTGTTAGAATCCCAAATCTTCTTCGTCTGCTACAGGTGCAGGCGCTACCGGCTCAGCTTTTTTCAGCGGAGACACTGCAGAAACCCAGTTACCTGTAGCCTTGCCAGTTCCGTCTGACTTGTCGATTTCCCAAACTTTCAACAGCAGCGCCATTGGCTTGTTCATCAAGTGCTTTTGCAAATCTTGATCGCCAGGTGCAGCAACTTTCAGCAATCCACCGCCAGCGTTGACAGCAATAGCAGCCAACATTTTCTTAGCCTTGTCTGCCTTCTTGTTGTCGCCATCTTTTACGCGCACTTTCTGAAACAGCTTGCGGCCTTTGTATTCTGCCGGTGCTAACACGTTCCAGCGAAGAGACACATAATCATTGCCTTCGTAGCTGTCCCATTTCGCTTCATCGATTGCAGCTTTAACTTGAGTGTCTGCAGGGATTGGCGCTAAATCACCGCCGCCAGCTTCAAAGTTACCGGTAGTGTCCAATTTCTCGTTTGAGTCTGATAAGTTCCAAAATGACATAATGTATTACTCCGCTAAAGTTGGTACGAATTTAATGAATGGGTTTTTGCCTTGTGGCACATCTAAAGGTTCGGTAATGCCAAACCGGTTTTTACTAACGTTGGCTGCAGTTGTATGGCATACAGCAATGCGGTTTCCGCTACTAATTGCCTTTTTTCGCTAGCCATCGCCAGTGGTAAATGTTTCTAAGCGCAGGTATGCCACTAAATCGACGTTATCAACATAGTGAGGAACTGACTTTTTGTGCATGCGCAGTTCATAACGGCTGTATGGATCTTCATCTGGCAGCTCAATCGTTGTTACATCGCTATGAGCAATAAATACAACATGCATGTTTCGCTGCTCGTTCAACATCTTGGCAGCTTTGCGAACACGACCATGTAGCGCTGAAACCGCACCGTAGCCAGCGCCGTAGCCGCCATTTGCTTGCGCCAGACTTTTTGGTTTCTTTGGGTCTGACTCGATAATGTATTCAGAGAACAAAGTCTCAAGCTGAGTTACAGAGTCAACGACGACTGTTTTGTAATCGTGTTCATCTTTAATCAGTGCAGTTAACTGCTCCCATAACTGCTCAACCTTAGTTACTACTGGAAAAGCATCTGGACGTATATCAGATGGCACAGCTTGCAAGCCATCTTCGATACGGATAAAAATTGGCTTTGGAAATGTTGCTGCTAAAGTTGTCTTGCCTGTGCCTGCATCACCGGTAATTGTGGCGATAACTGGGCGGTCTTGCGGTTTACTAATTGTTGATAGTAGTGACATGAATTGTCCTCCTCTTTTCTCTCTCAACGAGACAAATAATTACACAGCTATTTTAAGGTGTCAACACTATTTAACGAAAATAATTGCAGCAGCATATAAAACGGTTTACTATGCTTACTATCTTACTAAGGAGACTAACCAATGCTTACCATCGAACAAATCAAAGAACACCTGAAAGACCGCAACTTATCTGCAGTTGCTCGCGCCACTGGCTTAACCAGGCAGACGGTCGCGGCAATCTACAACGGCACAGCAAGCAAGCCATCATATGAGACAGTTAAATTGCTGAGCGACTACTTGGAAGGGAAATTAAATGGCTAACCAATTCGATTATTTAGAGGCCGGATTTAAAGTCTTTGGCCTGCTTGGTAAGTTCGACCATGACGGCTCAGAGTTGCCAGATAAACAGAAATACAAAAAGCCGTACAGCAGCAACTGGCAGCACACGCCGGACTGGTCTGACGAGCAATTAGAAACAATGGAAGATATGGGCCAGTTCGACACAGGCTTTGGCGTGTTGTGTGACAGCTTTATTGTTGTTGATATTGATCCGCGCAACGGCGGCTCTCTTGAGTCTGTGCGCCATTGGTATGACGCATCAAAGTTTGTGGTTAAAACAGGCGGCGGTGGCTGGCATATTTATTTTAAATCACCTGGCGGCGCTTTCCTGCAGCATCTTGAAGCCTATCCTGGCATTGACTTCAAGACCACCGGTTATGTTGTTGGCTCTGGCAGCATGCACCATTCCGGCAGCTTTTATGAAGATGAAAAAGGCTCACCGCATGACGTAGGAAACGCGCCACAAGATTTGTTGAACGTGCTTAAAAAACCAGACAGATATCGTGCCACCACTGCAGATGGCCCCGTCGATGTTTCTGTTGATGATATCCGCGCCATGCTTTCGTTTATCAGTCCAGATTGCGAATACGAACAATGGATAAAATGCGGCATGGCAGTCAACCAAGTATTAAACGGCACAGGCTTGGACGTGTGGGACGAATGGAGCGCTAAAGGCGAGAAGTACAGCGGCTTCGACGCAGTACAGCGCCATTGGCACAGCTTCGGCAAGTCTGCCAATCCTGTTGGCTTAGGCACACTTATTCACTACGCAGAGCTTGGCGGATATCAGCAATCAGTTACCTTTGAAACTGATTTTGAGCTAGACGAAACAGACGCACCGCCAGCAGTTGACTTGTTGCGCCCACCTGGATTTGTTGGCGACTTAGCCAAATGGATTTCTGGCCAGTGTTTCTTTCCGCGTGAACACTTGGCAGTTGCTGCAGCATTGAATGTTGTTTCATCGATTGCAGGCATGCGCTATCAAGATCAAACCGGTATCACTGCCAACATCTTTGCTTTATGCGTTGCAGGCTCAGGCACCGGTAAAGAAGCCATTCAACAAGCATACGCAGAATGCCTACGCGCTGCAGGTATGAGCGCCGCTCTACATGGTCACATCAAGTCCGAGCAAGAGATAATCAGAAACTTTGTACGCAATCAGGCAGCATTCTACTGCATTGACGAGTTTGGTATGTTCCTTAAAACACTGGTTTCGTCAGGTTCAAAAGGTGGCGCTGCTTACCTAGAAGGCGTGGTAAAAATCCTGCTATCAGCATTCACAAAAGCCAACGGTTATCTGCAGGTTAGCGGCGACTTGAAAGAAACTATGAAAACAGATATCAAGGCCGAGCTTGGCGCATGCTACAAAAAGATTGACGCCAACGAGGACAGAGAAGGCAAGTTTGCAAAACGCGCTGAACTACTGCAGACATTGCTTCGCGATATCGATAACGGTATTAAAAACCCGTTTGTTAACTTGCTTGGCTTTACTACGCCGGTCACGTTTAACGGCTTGGTAAGTTTTGACATGGCTACCAATGGTTTTATTGGCCGGTCAATAATCTTTAATGAACACGAAACAAACCCAAAGCCAAACAAGCACAGAAGCGCTAAGGGTTTACCGCTTAACCTTGAAATGCAGTTAGCAGCTATGCGCGGCGCTGGCGACTCTGACGACTCTGGTCGCGTTGAGCATCTTGGCGACGTTGCAACAATCAGCGACACACAG